TTCAATGGCAAATATTATTAAACTTAAACATCAGTTAGAGAAACAAATTGGTGCTCAACGTGCTGCGAATGTGATTCAAGCTTACTTTGAAGCCAAGCGATCAAAAAGTATTGTTCAAGAATACTTAGACCGTGAAGCCCATTTAGAAGAGTTATTGACTGAACAAATGGATCCGAATACAAAGCCAGATCGACAATTAAATTTGATTAATGATATCGAAGATGCAAGAGTTGAGTTAAAGAATATTGGGATTGCTTTACAGAAAGTCAATATGACTGATGAAGCTATCCAAGATTTCATTGGGTTGGAAAAAGAATATCCAGAGCTAAAAGAAATGATGCAGAACTGGAATTCTGTTAATAAAAATATGATTAACATGATGGAACAGTCGCACATTATCAGTAAAAAACGTGCTGAAACATTACGCAAGATTGAAGATTATGTTCCTTGGCAACGTATTCAAGATGAGCAAACAGATCCACATACACCGATTTATGGCTCGAAAGGTGTAAGAAACGTAGCCAGAGAAGCTCGTTTTAAAGAAGGTAAAGTAACGGCTGACATCGATAATATTGTGGATAATATGCTTCACAATGTCATGACAACAACTCGTAACTCAATTAAGAACTATGCTGCCAATCGTATTGCCCAGCAATATGGTGAGCGTAATGAAAAGGGTAAGCTTAAAGTTTATCCAGCTGAAGACTTTAGCAAAGGTATTGTCAAGATTCTTGTCAACGGTAAAAAGGTAAACATTAAAATTTCTGATCCGTTAATTGCACGATCTGTCATTGGTATCGAACATATTGAAATTCCAATGAATGAGATTCTTTCATTCTTTGCCAATGGCTTGCGTAGATCGATTACTTTCTCTGGTGTATTCCAAATTAAACAGTTATTCATGGATGCTCCTACGGCTGCCCTTGTAACTGGCGTAAAGAATCCAGTCGCTTTATATGGTGGTGTGTTTGGTTCATTCGTTAAAGGTTTAACTCAAAATGATCCGATTGTTCAAATATTAAAGTCACATGGTATTGGTGGTTATCACTCAGCTGCGAGAACGGCAGAGCATCAATATAAACAAGAAATTGGATTATTGAACCAATCAGCTATAGCAAAAGCTTCTAAGATTCTGGATCAGATTGCAGATGCTTCTGACTTTGCCCAGCGTAGGGCAGTTTATAACCGTGTTATGAAAGAAACAAAAGGCGATCAACGAGCTGCGATTTTGGCTGCGACTAACGTGATTGACTTTGATAAGCGTGGTTATGGTAGGACTGCACAGTTCTTAAACCGTACGATTGCGTTTATGAATGCGTATGCCCAGCAGATTGATGTCCTTACCCAAACGTTAGCATTTAATCCTGGTGGTGGTCTCAGAGGAGTTGATCGTGGTACAGCAATGTCAAGATTAGCTGTGGCTGCTGGTTTGCTATCCATTACTTGTTTAATGTATTCAATGGCTGTTGGTGATGATGATGAATATAAGAAAATGGATGACCAAACAAAGATGCGTAACTTTGTGATTCCTCGTTCTCTCATGAAGCAGATTGGCTATGACCATACATTATTAATACCGATGCATACTTCTGCCAGTTATTTCTTTAAGTCTATTCCTGAGATGCTTTACAACAAGATTACTAAAGAAGGAACGAAGGATGCGATTGACAATACTAGATTGCGTAAAGCTCTTAAAGAAGGGGCTATCGATGCATTATTAGGACCTCTTGGTTCTGGTCCAATACCGACTGGTATTAAGCCATTTGCGGAAATTGCAATTAACCATGACTTCTTTACAGGTGGTAGCATTACTCCACAAGGGATGAAGAATCTAGAAGCATTTAAACAATACAACATGAATACTTCAGAGCTGGGTAAGTGGTTTAGTGCTGCGAGTTTTAGAGCGTTAAACCCTATGGAAGCTGATCATTTAATGCGTGGATTAGGTGGCTCTGTGGCTGCAATAGCGATGTATGGCTCTAATTTACTGTCAGGTAATAGAGTTGGTGCAGAAGAACGTAATAATCCTCTGTATGGATCGTTTATCGCTCCTGAAATACCTCGTGGTAGAGAAGACTTATTCTATGATTTACAACAACGTAGCGATGTTGCAATGGGAACTTATCGTAATCTTGTTAAGACTGATCAAACAGAGGGTAGAGAATACTTTAAACGCAATGAAGGTCTTATTAAAGCTTATGGATTTACTGAGGCAGCTGGTAGAGAATTACAAGATATCAATGCTCAAATTCGCAGGATTGCAGACAATAAGAAATTGGATTCAGAAGAACGACTTAAACAAATCAATTACTTTAAGCAGAAAAAAGAAATGGTTTTGGAACAGACGATTCGTTTTAGACAGCAAGCTGGACTGTAACCATACCTTTGACTTCTTCCGAGAATACAAAGGTAGGCAAGAACTGTCGATCATTAATCTTTAATCCATCAGCAACACCATCGAGTCCAGCTTTAATGCTGGCTACCATATTATCTGCATCCCTATGGCGTTTATCAGGTGGATAGAACGTCACCGTAATAGGGATTTTCCCATCGGTTGATACTTTAACCTTAGATTCCAGCGTTAACACCCAGCAAGTATGCCTATACGCTTTCTTATGTTTTGCTTTCTTAGCCCAATGAAGGTTAGCATTGGGGGATAATTCTTTTGGTGGCCAGGGCAGATAAATTATTTTCATAGTAGATGTAATTAAATGGGTACAATCTATTGACATGATTCATTATATCATGCAAACTATAGACTGATTAACTGCTAGGAAAATCAAAATGAATGTCCCTTACACCACGAAGACTGGTTTAAAGATTGGCTTACGTTACCAAGAAGAAGGTATCAGAATGCCTATCGATGATCCAGATATGTTGTTTTTACAAACCATGCTCATTTGCCCTAAAGCAAGAAGACAAGAGAAGCTTGATGATTTAGTTTACAAGTTTGCTGTTGTTATTTTGTTTGGCATTGTGTTTTATAAATTTATCTTTCGCTAGGAGAAGATATGGAATTTACACCAGTACAAAATGAAATACTCAGGGCTGTTTTCAAAGCAATGGATGAAGAGTTAGGTATCAAACCATTGACTGAAGAACAGATAAAGACATTTAACTTAAAGCTTGATGAGGTTATTCATGAAGATCACGAATAAATTTAATCTTCCTGAGACCTTTGTTAATGTTCTCAAGCGTGATCCTTACACCAAAGGTAAGGCTCATCTGTCAGTAACACAGTTAATTAACAGTCCAAAGGTCGTTGCCATGACCAAGAAGTACGATAGTTTGCTTGAGCAAGATGTATCTGAGATGATTTGGCCACTCTTTGGTAAGGCGATGCATTCGATTCTTGAGGATGGCAAGGCTGAGAATCACATTATTGAGCAGCGTATCCATTCAGAAATTGAAGGATGGAATATCTCAGGAGCAATTGATTTACAGATTGTTAGTAATCGAGGTATTAGCATTCGTGACTATAAGACTACAGGAGTTTGGTCGGTCATGAATGAAAAAGCTGAATGGGAATATCAATTGAACTGTTATGCCTGGCTAGTAGAGAAGGTTAAAAAGATTCCTGTGGTTGATCTTGGTATTACGGCTATTTTGCGTGACTGGAAAGCAAGAGAGGCTGAACAGAAGGCTGGTTATCCTGAAGCACCTGTTAAAGATATTCCTGTGGTTCTATGGTCAATGGAAGAGCGTGAAGAGTTTATTAGGGCACGGATTGGACTACATAGTGCTTGTGACTTTGCGATGGAAACAGAAACAGAATTACCTGAATGCACACCTGAAGAGATGTGGGAAAAGCCAGCAGTATGGGCAGTCACAAAGATTGGTGGTAAACGTGCTCATTCCCTATATGAAACGGCAGAACAAGCGATTGCTGCATGTACTGAGTTAGGTGATAAGTATGAAATCGTAGAGCGTAAAGGCGAAAGAACTCGCTGTGAATCATATTGTGCTGTTAACCAATGGTGCAATCAATATCAATCTTATAAGGAGCAACAAAATGTTTGATGAAGAATTTAAATTAGAGGCTATACAAAAAGCAAAGGGACAGTTGATAAGAATTAATGAGCTTTCTCAACTAACAACTTTATCGAAGAGCTGCATAAATTTATGGGTTGCACAAGGGAAATTCCCAGCACCTTTAGCCTTATCAGCAACTATAAAAGTTTGGTTCTTACAAGAAGTTTTGGACTGGCTTGAATCGCAAAGAGGGAAAACTGAACTTTGACAACAGAAGCAAATTTACCCATATTGGAGAGAAGAAAATGACCATATTGCCCAGTATCTACATGGTGCAATCAATATCAAGTTTATAAGGAGCAATTAAATGGATGACGAACAACTTAGATTAGAGGCTATGAAAATAGCAAAGGAACTGAACTTTGAAAGTTTATGCCCTGGCGATTTATATGTTGTATTAAATGAAGCAAAACGCATTTATGAATTTATTAAAGGAGAAGCAAATGGTTTACCAAAAGCTGATTAAAGCTAGAAATATGTTAAGAAAGTTAGAGCTTAAAAAGTCAGGTCATAACAAGTTTGCTGGATATCAATACTTTGAGCTTGGCGATTTCTTGCCATATGTTCAAGCAATATTCGAAGAAGTAGGGCTTTGTGATGTCATTTACTTTGACAAAGATATGGCTTATATGAACATCTTTGATACAGAAGATGGATCGTTTGCGTTGTTTACTTCACCGATGGGTTCTGCCCAGTTAAAGGGTTGTCATGAAGTGCAGAATATTGGAGCAGTAGAAACATATCAAAGACGTTATTTGTATGTAACTGCAATGGCTATTTCTGAGCATGATCCAATTGATGCCACGATGAATCCCAATGATTCTCACCTTAACAATGCAAAGGTGACAGAAAAACCTACTGAAAACAAACATTTACAGTTCCAAGTTGGCGAAGAAAAAGTAACTTTGAAAGCTGTTCCTAGAACAGAACCTAAGATGGTCAGCAAGATTGAGGGCGATAAAGGTGAGTTTCAAATCATTATTGATCCACCACCAGAGGGAGATATTAAAGACTGGTTAGGGTTGGTTCAACAAGCTTCTCATATGTTATTGGATTTATGTGAGAAGGAGGCAGATGTGATGGCCATATTTAGAAAGAACAAAGTTCTATTTGATACGGTCAAAGCTAAGGATCCTGAATTCTTTGCAGGAATGATGGGTAAATTTACGTTAATGAGAGAAAAGCTGAAGGAGAAGAAGTAATGGCATATGAAAATAAACCACAGACAGGCAGTCTGTTTCCTAACACGAAGAAATCAGACAGTCATCCTGATATGAAGGGTGATGTGTATTTAGATAAAACATTTCTAATTGAGATGATGGATAAGTCAAAAGGAAATTTAGTGAAGATTTCTTTAGCAGCATGGAAAAAAGAATCTTCAAAAGGGCTTAAGTATTTGTCAATGACATTATCTGAGCCATATGAAAAACCTGCTAACAATAACCCATGGGAGTAATCATGACTGAAAAACGCAGAGGTAGACCAAGAAAGATTAAAAATAATAAAGCAAATATGGCTATTGATCTTTTAAAACAAATGGCTATACATGTTCCAATCAATCAAGAAACATTTAATGAAGCCGTAGAAAAAATGATGATTGAAGAAAAAAAAGTGGATTGGGAAGAACTGGCGAAAAAACAAGAGAATCAAATGCAAGTGTTGCGTAATGAAAATGAAGATCTTGCCAAGATTTGTGTGGATCGTTGGGAAAAGATTCAAGACAAAGACAAGATTATTAGATACTTGGAGAGCAGAATTGAAAACCTTACAATTCGAAGCCGTTAAAGTTGCTCTCAAACAAGATAAGACTGGCTACGTTTTAACATTGTCTCTCCATCCAGATATGATTCCAGAAGACTTACTTAGGGATTTTGTTGGGGCAAGATATCAATGTGTCTTGGTCAGACTAGATGGCAATGAACAGCCGATGGATAAAGAGCAAGAGTTTGCTGGTGATCGTGCTGTTCGTATTGCTGGCTTGCTTGGGCGAGATCCTATTTTTTGGAAGTATCTGTATGACCAGGAACAGATTTTTGATGAGAGTGGCGAAGAAGCAGTTGAGTATATTCGCAACTATTTGAATCTTGAATCAAGGTCAGAGTTAAAGACTAACCGAGAAGCACAGATATTGTTAGACAAACTTTATAGAGAGTACCAAGCATGGATACAAAAAAATTAGTACCGTACTCTGTTTACCTGCCGATTGAACATCATACTAAGTTAAAAGAGTTTGCAAAAGATCGTCAAGCTTCTGCATTAATTCGTGATGCAATTGGTATGTTGGTAGATGGAACGGATGTATTTAGGACAGGCTATAACAAAGGCATTAGAGATGCAGCCAAAGTTATTTATGACTGTGAGGAAGCTCAGATGATTGCCATCAAAGGTAAAGACTTGGGCGTTGTTTTATCAGATCGTATCAAAGAGTTGGAGGTCAAATGAATATTAAGCCACACCCAATGAGCAAGATTAAGAAAGAGGAATGGATCATTTTGCGTTTATTGTATTTGATTGTGTCGCTTGATCCTACGATGGTGCGTGTCAAAGATGTTGAACGATCTATTAAATATGTGGATAAGAAATACAAAAACATCGAAGGATTTTCTATTGTCCAGGCGTTTAATTTAATCAAGAAAGAACATGGCAAAGAGGATACCTTTAACGATATTGGCATTACTTTGATTAGTAATTTGCAAAAACAAGTAAATGTTCATCGTGAGTATATTGATGAAGAACAGAAAGAGTTTATGCAGCGTAGAGTATTTGGTGTGCAATACCATCCACAATCTACGAAGAGTGCCATAGTGCAAGACATCATTGATGCAGAAAACATGAGATTAGGAACTCAAAATGGATAATAAAGAATTTATTAATAAGGTGTTAGAAGAAGATAAAAAGAAAGAAACTGATCCATCAAGGATTATTGCATTAGAGATCTTCAACTTACTAGCACCCAAAGCCGAGCAAGAAGCCAGCGTGATTCTAGCTGGTGTATCGATGGTCTTGGCTACGATGGCCGTTGAGATGGGAATTGAAGAAGAGAAAGCCGTTTATGCGTTTAGAAGGTCTTATGCGAATGCTCATAGGCGTTTAAAACAATTAATCAAACAGGTGCACTAATGAAAGCGTTTCCAAATGGGATTACTACAAATAAAGATGGATTGTTTGTTGGTGGTCAACAAGGCATGGATTTAAGAGATTACTTTGCTGGTCAAATAGCACCAGCATTGATAATTAACCCAACTATAAATCAATCCATTTTTGATGTTGCAGAATTTAATAAAGAACCAAATGAAGCTGCTTTATCAAGAATGGCGTATGTAATTGCAGATGCAATGATGAAAGTAAGACAAAATGAGTGAACAAGATCAAGAGCATACCAAGATACTCTTTGCCATAATGATTACTAATGGATTATTGTCTAGGCTAGATCCAAAAGATATTGATCCTGTAGACATCTGGGAGCTGGCAGATGCATTAATGGAAGCAAAGAATCATGTATCTGCTGGTCTTCCCCCAATTAAGAGGAGAAGAAAGCATGAATGAGCGAAGATATTGTTCTTCCTGTGTAACCTATCAGCCAGTAGAAGGTGGAATGTTAGTAGATACGGCAAACAAAAGTGTAAGAAGATGGAAGTGTGCAACATGTTTAAAAAAATTAAGTGAACGAAAATTGCAATCAAGAGGAAAAAAATGAAAACATTTGCTTTATTGGTATCGGTTAGCCTTTGTGGTTGGATTATTTTCTTTACCGAACTTGCTCGTAAGGAAGCAGTGTATGACTGCCGTATGGCTACTTATCCTATGGCGATTGATGTACCTAAAGAAGTTATTGCACAATGCAGACAGAAAGGAATATGGGTGGTGAAATGACAGACGAACAAATGAAAGAGTTGGCTGAATTGCGTGTAGCCATACAAGATTTAAAGTATCAGTTGATACAAAAGCATGACTTGCGTGAACTAAGTGATGCAACAATACGAGAATTGTCAGTTGCTTTTATGTTGGTATTACGCAGAACTTCTGAAGATGAACTTTTTGAAAGTGTGTATGAATACTCAAAATTACTACTAAAGAAAGCGAGTGAGAAATGAACGAACCAGTGGCAATGCGTTATGACTTTGATGGTTATGGTTACAAATACATTGACTCAGACTCAGGGAGCGATTGGCAAACAAGAGAGAAAGGAGAGTTTCTTTACACTAAACCATTCTTTCAACAAAAGCCTGTTGCTATGATGGTTAAAATGGATGGGTTTGATAAACCTGAGTTTACTACACTTTGTGGTTCTGCTGCGTTAAAACATCCTAACTATACTGCATTGTATGACCACCCAATGCGTGAACTAAGCGATGAGGAAATAGGGGAATTTAAAGGTCAATGGTATCGTGGCGATTTCAATTCATTTTATGATTTGGTTCAAGCCATCTTAAAGAAAGCGACTGAGAAATGAGTCATTACGGCAAATGTAAACATGGCATTTATTTAGGGGGTTGTCGTGAATGTTTTCCTTTGCCTAAATTAACAAAAGTTGGGGAAGAACTTATTCAAGAATTAGTAGAGTGTTTTAATGAGGATAAAGAAATGACAGCAAATGAACTAGCAGACGAATTAACAAAAATGTTTAGGGGTGAGGAATATGATAGGCTTATTCACGAAATACCTGATATGCTACGCCAACAAGCCCAAGAAATAGCAATGCTTAAACAAATCATTGATGCAAACAATTTACAGTTAAATATTGGACAGTTGAAAAAAGAACTAGCACTACAAAGACTATCTGATTTTAGTCAAGAGATTGAGGATAGGGAATCTGCTATATACGCAACTGGCTATTGGAATGGTATTCAAAAAACCAAAGAAAAGAATGAAACATTAGATACAAGGTCTTATTTGATTGGTAGATACGATAAGCTGCGTGAACTTACTGATGAGGAAATATTAGATTTATGTCCACCAAATCATTCTGAAATGATGAATGAATCATACACAATTGAATTTGCAAGAGCAATTGAATCATATTTAAAAGGTGAAAAATGAAAATGGAAATGCGTTGGTATAAATATTACATACCCTCAACAGGAAATACTGCTCTTACTTATTCTGAATCTAAAAAACTTCAATATAGGTATCAATATGACCCACCAGACTCACCTTATCCACAAAAATGGTGGACTGATTGGATTGATGTGCCAACAATTGAAGAAAGCAGGTGAGAAATGACTGAACCAGTAGCCCATAGATTTAAATGGGAAGAGAAAATGAGTTGGCAGTATGGCGATGGGTATGATGCAACAGGAGCACCTAACGACCCTGATTATTTTACTTATGAACCTCTTTACACCCACCCAATGCGTGAATTAACAGATGGTGAAATTTTAAATATTTATCTTGAACAAACAAACGGAAACAAAGATTTAGACATACTTGATTTTGCACATTTAATACTAAGAAAGGCAAGTGAGAAATGATTACTGCCAATATAGAAATACAGGTAGATGAAACACATACATTTGTAAAAATTTGGGGTGAAGGTATTGCTTTGGAAATTGCTGAAGAACTTGTAGATATAGCAAAGAATATGAATACAGAAACACTAATGGGTGTTGAAGTAATTAAAAAACAAACCAATTAAAGCGAGAGAGAGATGAATAAGTTTTTTGATTGGTATTTATCTGGAAGATGTTTAAAACACCCAATGGTTGTAGCAGTTATTTTTTATACGTTGGGTTATTTTGTGGGTAAAGGATAAAAATGACAGAATATATTGAGTTTATGTGGTTAAGTTTGTTTTTAATTGGTATTGCCATTGGTGTTGTTTTAAGGAGAAAGAAATGAAATATAGTGATGAATGGTGGAAAGAGGTTGATTTATTAAACAGATCTTTTCCTTTTGGGTGGTGGAAATGACTGAATTTGAAGACAAAGTAATTGAGCTTTTAAGTATTATTGCTAATCAAGATCGAAAACCTTTTGGTCCAGAATGGTGGAAAGGCGATCCGACTTTTGGTGGATTGAAAGTATCTACTCTTTCTTACGATGAGATTAATCAATTGGCTGGTCAATATTTACAGGTAGTTCCTCTTGGATCAAGCCATGCCGTATTAGGAGTTGTAGAGTTTGCTCGTGCCATTGAAAAAAAATTGAAATGAAAATAGAATTAAATCGTCATGAAATGTTAATGTGCGAATTATTTGGTTCTATTCGCAGAAAAAACGCTATGCAATTTAATTATGATCGCCAGGTCAGCAAACAAGATCCATATGACATGGACATTGATGGTTTTATGGGAGAGTTTGTAGTAGCCAAATATTTAAATATTATGGTAGATACTTCAATCAATGAAAAAAAGAATCCAACAGATTTATATTTCAATGCTTATTCAGTAGATGTAAAGACTACTCGTAATCCAAAAGGTGCAGTTTACGTCACAGAATATCATCGTAAATCGCCATGTGATTACTATATACAAGTTGTAATTAATGGTAATGTTGGTCATATAACTGGCTGGATTGATAAATATGATTTATTTTCCAAAGCTGAATATATATCTGGATCTCATCCATCTTATAAATTAAATCAAGAAAATCTTTTACCTATAGAATTACTATATGTACCGAAACAAACAACTTCTTGAACTGGTTCGTGTTATTCCTTGTCAAAACTGTGGCCTACAGGATGGAACGGTGGTTGCTGCTCATTCTAATCAACTTCGAGATGGTAAAGGTCGTGGAATCAAAGCTCATGATTATAGGGTAGCAGCTTTATGTTACCGATGCCATAGTGAATTAGATCAAGGTAATAGACTTTCTAAAGAAGAACGAGTAGAAATGTGGGAAGAAGCCCACAGAAATACCATTGGCTGGTTATTTGAACACGATATGTTGACACTTTCTTAAAATTTCGTCTATACTTAGTGGGTACACCCCATGTACAAGTCTAAATTGTTGTTCTAGGTTCCTAGCAGTTCCGTTTGTGCAACGCAGACTTGGATCCACCCTGATCCCTCCCCAGAACCCCACTCCTAAAAAGTTTGGGGTTCTTTCTTTTTTCTCTTGCCAAATATTTTGAAATAGTTTAATCTATAGTTTCAACTGCTAGGTGTGACTAAGAACAACAAGAACTGAAACAATTTCTTGTTAACAAATTGAGTTTTTTATATACGTTAATTTAACGTGTATAGATTTATGCCATTTTGTTATGTTCTTATTCGCACCTAGCACGATGATTTAGGTCTATCGGTCTGAGTATGTGTGAAAGTTGCCCTTGAAGTTGAGTAGAACGGCAAAAAGACATACGTTTACGTTCTTCCTAAATTAGCGTGATAGTGAGCAAAGAAGATTGTTTAGGCTCAAGGTGTGGAAGCGTGGTCTTTACTCTGTCTGAGAACGATTGAGAACAATAGAGATCATTCGGTGACACTTAAACGAACTCGTAGTACAGAGTAGAAAGCACCGATGTGTGAACTAGACTACCAATGGTTCATTAACTTGATATGAAGTAAGCGACCGACAGGATATCGAGTTGAGTTTTCCTTCAATCCCATGCTGTGGGGTTGGGGGAAACCTCACTTTCAATTTCGTTTCGCTCCCTCAAGGATATATTTATATGGAAAGGTGAAAGAAATGTTTAAGATGATATGCAGTTTTTGTAAACAAGATGTAGAAATTGGTCATTCATGTGTTACTGAAATTAAGGATATAAAAGATTTACCATATCCTTTATACATAGATGAAAACGGAAAATTAAGATTTAAGTTAATCAGGGAAAAAGAAAATGACAGCAAATGAACTTGTAGATAAGTTAGAAAGTGTAAGTATTAGATTATTGGGTAAAGAAACTGAGCAAGCAGGTAGAGCTATTATTTTGTACAGAGAATCAGCGATTATGTTACGCCAACAAGAAGCAGAATTGACTGAAGCAGGACATATGATTGGTGTATTACGAGAAGAAATTAGTTTGTTGAAAGAAGAAATAGAAGTGTTGAAACCATATAAAGAAAAGATTGAAATGATGGAACAAGCCTATGATGCCCATATTAAAAAATCAATGGGTGAGGTTAAAGACCTTATAAAGAAAGTGAGCGACAAATGAAAGTGTTAATTGAAGAAGAAGAATGGTATCCAGTATTAACAATTGATGATGATGAAGAACAGATTAAATATTATGAGAACAGTAATATATGTTCTGTTTGGGTTATCGATGTGCCTGATATCTTGGTATCTGAATACAAGTTTATATTGTCTCAATGGGAGAAGATGCAAGACAAGATAAAGAAAATTGTAGATGCACAAGATGAAGTTTGATATACTGAAATTTCCAACTGCTAGGAGAATAAATGAAGAAAGTAAATATACTCGCCATCCGTATTGATGGTGGGACTCAATCACGAAAAGAATTAAACCAACACAAAGTTTTAGAATATGCAGATTTAATGAGAGATGGAGTTGTCTTTCCTCCCATTACAGTCTTCTTCGATGGTTCAGATTACTGGCTATCAGCTGGCTTTCATCGTTTCTTTGCTAATAAAGAATTAGGTAATGTAGCGATTGATTGTGAAGTTATTGAAGGCACAGTCAGACAAGCTAAATGGCATAGCTGGGGATCAAATGTTCATGGCTTACCACATACTCAAGAAGAGAAGAAACTCATTGCTCTTGAGATTTTGAAAGATCCTGAGTATTCAAAATATTCCAATGTCCAAATTGGTAAACACATTGGCGTAAGTCATGCAACGATTAGTCGATACAGAGCATCACTTGGTGAGAAACAAAAAGAAGTTGTTTACACAGATAAACATGGCAACGAATCTACCATGAAAGTGGCAGCAAAGAAACCCAAAAAAGAACCAAAGAAGAATAAGGCTAAAAAAGAATTAGATAAAGCACCTGACATTCAAGAACTAGAACAGAAGTTAGATGAGGCAGGTCGCACCATTCTTCAGCAAGAAGAAGAGGCTACCAAACTTAGAGATATCCTTGCTTCTAAAAGATATAACGCAACTGAGATTGAGCAAGAAGATGCTCTTGTAACGATTCAAGAATTAAGAGAAGAGATAAAGATGAAAGACTTTGAAATTCAATCTTTGCGAGAGAGCAGAGATATGTATATGGAAAGGACTAATGAGTTGATTCGTCAAATCAATGCTATGAAAAAGAGAAAATAATGGAATTAGCATTAAGAGAACACCAACTGGGAGTTGTCGATAAACTCCGTCAGGGCTTTAAAGAAGGACATCGAACACAGCTTTTATACGCACCAACAGGCTTTGGTAAGACCGAAGTGGCTATCTATCTGATGAAGGCTACGGCAGACAAATACAATCGTTCTGCCATGATATTAGACCGTATTGTTTTGATAGAACAAACCAGTCTTCGTCTTACCAAATACAAGCTTGATCATGGCGTATTACAGGCAGACCATTACAAGCGTGACATCACAAAGAAGATTCAAATCTGTTCATCACAAACCATTGAGAAGCGTAATAAGTTTCCTGAAATGGATTTATTGATTGTGGATGAATGTCATATCACTCGTAAACTTATTTCTGATTTAATAAAAAACCATCCTAAGTTAAAAGTCATTGGCTTAACAGCAACTCCGTTTACCAAAGGTCTTGGATCGTTATATTCAAATGTTGTTTGTGGTGCAACGACTGAGGACTTAGTAAAGAAAGGATGGCTTGCACCTTTGCGTGTCTTTATATGTAAAGAGATTGACATGACTGGTGCAAAAAAACTTGCAGGAGAATGGAGTCCTGATGATGTTACAGAACGAGGTATGAAAATTACTGGTGACATTGTTAGCGAATGGGAAAAGAAAACAATAGAAATATTTGGCAAACCAAGAAAGACGATTGTGTTTTGTGCTGGAGTTAAGCATGGTCAGGACTTGGTAACGCAGTTCGCTGCCAAAGGTTATAACTTTGTAAGCATTAGTTATTTAGACAACAACGAATACAAACAAGAGGTGATTGATGATTTCTCAAAACCTGATACTGAAATACATGGTCTCATTGCTACTGACATACTTACTCGTGGTTTCGATGTTCCTGACGTTATGATTGGGGTATCAGCTCGACCTTTTTCAAAGAGTTTATCTTCACATATACAACAACTCGGCAGAGTCATGCGTAGCCATCAAAGCAAAGAATTTGCTGTTTGGTTAGACCATTCAGGCAATTACCTTCGATTCCAAGATGATTGGGAAGATGTTTATACAAAAGGAGTTGAGATTCTTGATGAACGAGTTGAGAAAACTAAGAAAGAACCTGATGAAAAGGTAAAGAAAGAAGCCAAATGTCCTATGTGCTCGGCTCTCTGGCCACCAAATAGTTTGTCGTGTCCTTCGTGTGGTCATGTGAAGCATCGGTCATTGATACAGGCAGTTGATGGTGAGATGTTTGAACTCAACGGCTTGATATCTAATAACAGAACAGAGCAACAAAACTTTTATTCAGAGTTAATTTATATCGCCAAAGATAGAAACTATGACATTGGCTGGGCAAGTAATAAGTTTAAAGAAAAGTTTGGTGCTTGGCCAAAGGGTTTACTCCAACATCCAAGAATACCAAGTGTTACTACAATGAAATGGATTAAGCATCGCAATATTATTTACCATAAACGCAGGGAGAAGATGGGATTATGATTGAGTTTATCAATTTTGCTAGAGACTATGGTCTCATTTTAAGTAATATCGAATACGACAAATGGATTGCAACACCGACAGACGATCATCCACATAAACGAAACGGCAGATACAAGTTTCTTGGTGATGTTGGATGGGTGCAGAACTGGGCAACAATGGAAAAGCCAGTCACATGGTTTGCACAAGGGCAGAATAAGGAGACAGTTCGCAAAGTTATTAAGCAGTCCTCGGACAAACGAGACATAGAAGCAAGGAAGGCAAGTGAAAAAGCCGAATGGATTTTAAGCCAATGCAGTCTCAATTTACATCCTTATTTTGAGAAAAAAGGATTCCCCACCGAAATGGGGAATGTATGGGATAAAGATGGTCAGCAAATCTTAGTTATCCCCATGAGGAATCAAGAGAGAATAGTGGGTTGCCAACTCATCAATCACGAGGGGGAAAAGAAGTTCCTCTATGGTCAAACCTCTAAAGGTGCAACTTTCACTATCAACGCAGAAGGAACTCCGATATTCTGCGAGGGTTTTGCGACTGGTCTTTCGATTCGAAATGTAATGAAGTCGATGAATCTTCCTTATTGTATTTACATTTGCTTTAGTGCAAGCAATATGCAGTTCGTAGCAAGGAACATCAGGGGTGGGATCATCATTGCTGATAACGATACCAACGGTGTCGGAGAACGATTCGCCAAAGACACAGGCAAGCCTTATTGGATCTCGGAAACAGTTGGGGAAGATTTTAATGATTACCATATGCGTGTCGGTAACTTTAAAGCGTCTCAGGCATTAAAGAAACTGCTAATCTCTTTAAAAACTTTGCCTCAATTTGCCTAACTCTTTCTCGTGAAACATTGTATCGTGTTCCGACCTCAGCCAAAGTTTTACCTTCGGCTCTCATGTTCATCATTACCCAATACTTTTCAATCAACTCTGGTTTAAACGATTCATAGAGTCGCTTAAACTGGGGTTTACTTGGGAAGTCCACCAGTTTGTAAGGGGAATCTCCCCCTACAAACACAGGAACTTTACCACCACATTGGCTAAAATTCATGGGGATCAACCTCATAGTAATCAGAATCAATAATTTCTTCTCCCTTGTTTAATTCAAGTTCATCCCAAGCATACTCTTCAGGATCTTCACCATTGGGCACATCCACAGTAATGGTGACCTCTCGTTTAAGGTAATAAGTTACATCATAGCGTTTCATTCTTCTTCCCCTTCTTCTTCATCTTGATAGTATTCAGGTCTTGGATCTTTATAAAAAGTAACTTTTAAATTACCATATACATCCCAATCCATTGACCAGTCCTTATGACCAAACTCTTCTTCGCAATATTCGTCTAATAAATCACTATTCATTTTCCACCTCCATAATAATTTCACTGATGTAATCTCGATACTCTCGCAATAATTCTGAATCACTATAATTTTCAAAACCCTTAAATCCATACTTTAAATATTCGTCTAAAGTTTCAGGACATTGTTCTATGTGATCAAATGTTGAATCAATCAACTGTTTAATCATGGTATCTCTATCAATTTTTATAGTCTCAGTCATTCTCTTCCCTTTCTAACTCGTCTAAATATTCGTTGATGTATTCAATCTCAGGAAAATCTGTCTTGATTTCTTTTGTTCCATCATTCCAAGTTACTTCTAAAGCATAACTAACAATTTCCCTAGTAGGCATTTTCAATCTCCTCTTTGACATGGTTTACCCAATACTCAATTTCTTCCCAGTTAATACCGATATCTGCTTTGTGCTCTTTGCCAACAAGTCGCAAGACTTCTCTGCAATCTTCATCAGATAAATCTTCAGCACCATCAACTCCTTTGACATCATCAATGTGCCACCATTCGGCTAACCAGTCAGGATCAGTTAATCGAATAATATCCTCAGCAGTAGGAATCTTTTGTCCATCAGGCAAGTTAATTTCAATCATTACTTTCATAAATCTCATCCTCCAAATCAAGAATTAAACAAACATTTTCTATTTTTGCTTGAGGATTTTCTTCTTTAAATGCTTGAATCGCCTCGTAAGCATCTTCACCCAAATAACAATCGTATGATGGATCGTCACTCTCAAAATACTCAATCATATAACGCTTAATTTGATTCATAAAACCTCCACAATTCTAAATTCATCATGTAAATACGGCTCTTCCAAATTGCCTTCTCTGTAATCCTGTTCGGTATCAGAGATAAACTCATCCAGTTCTGCCTGTGCTTGTTCTTTCGTTTCATATACAGTCGGCTCTCCTGTTTCACCATTGTGCCAAACATTCTCCCAACCATAGATAAACTCTTGCTCAACTATAAACGGCATCATTCGCCCTCCAAAATTTGACCATCAAGACTTACCCATGTGCCACATTCACCACAATGGCATGCTTTACAACTTGTAATGAATGTCAATTCTTTTTCGCCACACATAGGGCATTCTTCATCATCAATAGCGTAAACATTTAATTTAATAAATACATTAGTCATAATTTCTCCTAGCAGTTAAACGATTGCAAAATGGCAATCCCAATGCCCAATTAAGGGCATCAGGATTACAGCACTTACCAATGCACTTGACTGTCTAAATCTTTCACATCAACAAAGTCCTCTGCCCTTCTAAAAGAACCTATGTAAAAAGGGTAACTATCTACTGTTCCCATATCACTATTCTTTAGAGATTCAACAACATCAAGTAATGCAGTTTCTAAAGATTCATAATCATAAAAATACATTTTTATTTCTAGTTTCATGGCTTACCTCAATACTGGCAAACAAAAATCAGTTTCATGCGAAGTGAAAAGTGCACCTCCACCATTTCCTTCATCATCACGACTGGGATAAAACCATGTCCCATCATCTACCTGAAATGCTATTGGTCTTTCATACCAACCCATTTCCCACGCTTCATCATGGTCTAAATAACGCACCTGAATAATTCGTTTGCCAAGTAATAAACTCTCGGCTTTTTCATTCCAAATCTTGTTCAAATCTTTCAAAATGATTCCTCCAATTCTTCGTATTCCTGTTTAGTTTTGATCAATTCTGCTTCTAACTCGGCTTTTTCTGTATCAGTCGCAGTCTTTAATTGTTCTTCAATATTGTGGATGGTATCCAGTAGGTCATCAAGTTTATATTCCTTAATGCTCTCCGAGATTCCATATTCCTCGTCTATGTTTCGAGGTATGTTTTTACGCACCCATTCATAATCATTTTCAATGTCATAGCAATCTTCTAGGTCATTTGTCCAGTAACCACAGAACGCACAACCACTTTCGTAGTAAGTTGCCTCTACTTCATAACCTTGTTCAACAAGTTTTTGATAGATTCCTACTGGAGGACTCCAAGCACTAGAAAAACTAAAAGAGATTTCATGGTCGCTGATATTGATGTCATAACCTTTAGTTTCAATCTCCCATTTTGTCCCCCAATGTTGCACCCTCCAATCCCACCAATTACTAGGACTGATAGTAGGCATATATGCTTGTGCCTTTTCTTCTTCAGTCTTGGCATACTGGGCTGATATCTCAGGGTATGTCTTTTTGACTGGTGTTACAGAATAATCAGGCTCAGGGTAAATAGTCGCAAAAAACCTTCCTCGTTTATAGGCAGTTACCAGTTTTTTTATCTTCCGTTTATTTTTGTGACTGATAGTCACAGCGTTATCGCACCAATTAGGCATAGTATTCCTCCAAAGTTTCAATCGTTGTATCAAGGTCTGCATTATGAAGAACATCATTCTCTTCAATCCAGTCCCATGTTTTTTCCTCTGCCTCTGCTAAAGTTTGTGCCTCAATCTGCACATCTTTAGTAAAGGTCGTAGTCACTACCATATTAAATATTGGCATTTTCTAATTCCTCCATTGGGTAAACATCTGTATAAAAAATAGGCTCTTTGATAATCTCTAAAACTATTGTGCCTTCGTCTAGGTCATCTCCAATCTTTAACTGGGCAAATTCTTCTTTCGTCATTTCATAATACAAGTGTGAATCAATCCAAGAATCCCATAAAACTTGAGGAGGAATACCATCCTCTAAAATGCCAATCTTTACATACTGTGGTTCATTCCAGTCATCTACTGTGACTAAAACTTCATAGGCAGTAACAATAAACATCCGTCTCATGTTTCCTCCGTTAATACTTTGATTAGTTTTCCATTGGATTTAGTCTCGATTCTTTTAAGACTATTCCACCCCAAATATTGCTCAACCCACTCACATGCCTCAATAAAAGACGGCAAGGTGTGGGAAGCAATAACCTCTAGTTTGATGTTGTAAATAAGTGCTTGCATTAAAACCCCCCAGTCCTAAAAATCCAAACAAGGGCAAGACCACCACCAACAACAAGGGCAAAGATTGTGCCTAAAAAATAATCCTTCATTTTGTTCTCCTAGCAGTTTGACAAAGACTGTCTCTCGACAGTTTCGGATATTGAATCCTCATCAGTTTGTCTTAAAATCTTTTCCCATCCTCCGTAAAAGTGTATCCATTGATAATCAGCACTTCATCAACGGATTCATCTGAATATTGATATTCCCAGTCCCTCACAATATCCTTCAATGCCTCGTCTATTGCCTCATTAAATGCCTTGAGAGCACTACCAGTCTTTTGCCAAACATCTACAAATGTTGTCCACAATGTGCAATCTAGGTAATAACCAGTCGGCATCTGTGTGGCATCATACTGTTTCAGTTTCAGTCCTCTAAAATGGTGAGTTTCGGCAGTTGTATCAATAAAAGATGGTGCAAACGCACCGACAGAATAGTCCTTTACCTTTACCCCAAATTCTTTACAAAATGCGTCTATTGATGTTTTTGCATCATTCCACCAGTAATAATCCAGTCCTTGCTTATACCAGTCTCTTGCTCTGTCCTTTGCCGAATCGTCTAATTCCTCAAAGTTATAAACTTTAGTTTCAATAATTTCCATCATGCCACCTCGTTGAAATAGTCGGATTCGATAACCCCATTATTCATACAAACTTCTTCTATCATGTTGAAATACTTTGATTCTGAAATTGCTTTACTAATTAACTCCTCTAAAGTGATTCTGTCGGCATCATCTACTGTTTCCCAGTCGTAAGAATCAGTTAAACGGCTCACCAAAGCCCACGCCACTTGTTCGGCTGTTGCATTGTGATAATTGCTAATTTGTTCTTTCATGTTTCATTCTCCTAGCAGTTGAGTAAGATTGGCTCACGCCAATTTCGGATAAAAAATCCTCGTCAGTTACCCTAAAATACATTCTCTTAATGTTCGCATTTCCTCAGTCCAAGACTGGCAAGGCACATAGTCAGCACCAATAGGGGTTAATTTCATTCTGTTATAAATGCCGTAAGATTGAAAAAGGGTCAAGGGCATATTTAGCCGTCTTTCTAGTTTCTCTTTAGTGCTCTGTCGGCATCCTTTCCCCACTAGGTCGAGGATATCTCTTATTTGATAATCGTTGAGGTGTGTTGGTGCACCCTCCTTGAATTTTGCGTCATGTATTGCATAGTCTAAGTTTGTCATTTTGGAATTCTCCTAGCAGTTTGAATAATATACCCTCTCGGATATTTCGCCTCATCAAGGCTCATCAGTTATTCTTTCTTTCAAAAATTGGCTTGTTGATTTCCATGCACTCATTAAAAACGCCCTCGTAAAATTCTTGTTTAAAATTGTTGTATGAATGAATAGGTCGGTATTTTCTCCCTATAATGTCCCAGTCCTCGCCTACGATATACAGCCCATTGTCTCCATTGTCGCAGTCGAGAGAATCAACAGGACCAACACCGAGAGAGAGATTCCCACCAAAGAAATTACCCACCAGTTGAGAAAATCTAGCAATTCCGTAAGAATCACGAACAGGCGAACGGATACCCAATTCTTTTGCACAATCTAGGAAGGCTTTGATAGATTCTGTCCCACCATTCCAATGAAGATAAACACCAGTAGAAACACCCTTAAAACTAATGACGGCACGATTTCCCATGATTAAGCCCTCTCAAAGATTGAAGATAAATACACGCCCAGTCCAAGACCAATAAAGAATAAGACTAGAGAAAACATTACGGCGACATTGTATAAAACCATGATAAAAACTCCTAGCAGTTGATTAAATTAAATATCATCTAATGACGATAAGTAGTATTTCAGCATGATTCAATATTGCTTGTCAATACCCTTTTGCAAAATAATTGAAAATATTTTTCACCCAGTATTTATAAGGGTTTGAGACGGATTCTAGGGGGATATTGCAGGGTAGAGGCTCACAAAAAAACAAAGCAGGGCACGAGAACACGCCAAAAACCACCAAAAAGCCGAAGGCGAACAGTCCAAAGGTCACAAAGAGACAAGAGAGAGAATACACAGGGAAGTTGATAATCTTTCCCCAGTTGCCCTATACTTGGGTAATGAACATTCCGAGAATATACCTATGAGAAAACTAACAAAAAAAGAAATTGCCGAAGGCATACAGTCAATCCCAATCGAAAGAATACTAATGGGTGCTAATAGTCCTAAAGGAATCAAACTCACCAAGAGACAAAAGGAATTCGCAGAGCAAGTAGTAAAGACTGGTAATAAGACAGAAGCATACAGAAGGGCTTACACATCCAATGGGAAGAACACCACAGCATCACGCAATGCAAACACAGTTGCAAAAAATAGCAAAGTGCAGACATACATTACAGCCCTTGAGACGGCTAAAGAAGTGGAGGAATATCTTTTACCCACTCAGTTGAGGACAATAGCAATTCAGAAACTCTCCTCAATGGCTCTCAATGACGAGTTACCACCAGCCCAGCAGTTGAAGGCTCTCGAGTTGGTTGGCAAGATGTCGGAGGTCTCTTTGTTCTCGCAGAGAGTCGAACACATCCACTCAGTAGATAGCAACACGCTGAAGGCTCAGTTACTTACAGCCATTACAACGGCAATAGGAAACAGTCGCACACTCCACGCCAAGACAAAGAGAACGGCTCAAGATTTATTAAGGGAGATTCAACAGGAGGAAGAAGAAACATACACGCCAACTCTAGAAATTCCCCATCTAATCCCCACCCCCAACGAAAACGCAGAACACGACACCCCACCCACCCCCACCCACCCAAATCCGAGTTTGACCATAGGTTCGGAATTGCATACTATTCCCCACAATCAATCACCATCCCAAAGCGAAGAATTGTCACCTTTGCAGATGAAAAGGTTACAACAAGTTGTTGATATTAAAGAAGAAAAAAGTGAAAAGGATGGGGTAGGGGTGCAAAATCCTGGCTGGATTGAAAAGAAAATGAGTATAGAAACACCCCCCATGACAAATTGGGTAGAAAAAGGGTAGGGGGGTATATTTTGGAAAATTACGAAGAATGGAAGAAAAGAATTGATATAGAGGTAGCGGTATTAGATCAAACAATTGCGATATTAAAAACATTAAGAGATGCTACTGCTTTAAGTTCTTTTCCATGTAGCAGTATAAATAGATTTAGGATTGCTAGAAAACAACCGAATGAGGATAAGAATGACTTTTGATGATGTTGAACAGTATCTACAGTATTTAGCTATTCATGATAGGAGAAGGTTAATGATTCTAATGGATAGGTTAAAGCATACGCTGATGCATGATGCTGCTTGGGAGGCGGCACAAGAATTAATTAGGAGAGTAAAGTGACGAAGGCACAAAAGGAAATCTTCCATGTGATTGAAGCTTATTGGAATAACTTTGGCTTTGGTCCTACTGTAGATGATGTGATGTTTATGACTGGCGAGAAAGGTCGTGGCAATACATATAGAAAAATGAAAATACTAATTAAAATAGGGGTTTGCAAAGGGGACTTAAAGTACACTCGTAGCATTCGACCTGCGTATTTAAAACTAAGGCATATTAATGGATGAAGAATTAAAAAGGCTGTTAGAGATTATTGAGCTTCTGCCTGATGAGGAGAAGAAGCCATTGATGCCGATTGTAAGTGCGTACCTTGGATCTGTGATCAGGGAAGAGGGCGAGATTGACTTTATGAGTTTTGTACAGACGATGTGGCCAGGATTTATACATGGCGAACATCATGCGTTAATGGCAGCTAAATTTGAGGAGATTGCTAGTGGAAAAATTAAACGACTTATTATCAATATGCCTCCTCGGCATACTAAGTCTGAATTTGCTTCTTACCTGTTACCTGCTTGGTATTTGGGTAAATTCCCCAATAAAAAAATTATTCAATGCTCGAACACGGCAGAACTAGCGGTTGGTTTTGGTAGGAAGGTGAGGAACTTAGTTGATGGAGAAAATTATGGAAAAGTATTTCCCAATGTATCTCTTCGGTCGGATAGCAAAGCTGCTGGTCGTTGGTCCACCAATGCTAATGGTGAGTATTTTGCTATTGGTGTTGGTGGTACTGTTACTGGTAAGGGAGCTGATTTACTCATTATCGATGATCCTCATTCAGAACAGGAAGCTGCGTTGGCAGCAGGAGATCCTTCGGTTTTTGATAAGGTTTACGAGTGGTATACGTCAGGTCCACGTCAGCGTTTACAACCTGGTGGTTCGATTGTTGTAGTGATGTGTATGGTTGGCGATACAAATGTATTAATGGCTGACGGAACAAACACTTTATTAAAAAATATAAAACAAGGTGATATAGTTGCCACTTTTGATCATGGAAAATTATCAACCAGCAAAGTAAATAACTGGCAGTCAAATGGTTTTGATTTCATATATACGATACAAACACAATCTGGTAAAATACTACAAGCAAATGAGAGACATCCGTTTCTTGTAATGAATGAAGGAGTATTAGAATGGACCAGATTAAAACATCTTCAAGTGGGAGATTTACTTGTATCGTTGAAGGGTGCAACAGACTTGCAAGAGCAAAAACAAAAGCTGGTAAATGCGGACCATGTCAAGCAAAAGCAAGTTATCACCGAAAAAACCCCAACGCACCATTTAAACCATTGGGGCATCATGGAAAGTGGAAAGGTATTATTTGCAAAATGGAAGGATGTAATAAAAAAATTGCAAGTCGTGGCTTATGTTCCACACATTATGGGAAAAAATATACGCCAAAAAAATCAACAGAAGAGGCTCGCAAACATCGCCTTAAATATCGATATGGAATTACTGTTGAACAATATGAAAAAATGGTTCAAGAACGCAATAATAGATGTGATGTATGCGGTCAACCACCAACAACAAAAAATACTCGTGCCCATTGGAATGGAAAATTATGTATTGACCACTGCCATGAAACAGGAAAAATTAGGGGATTATTGTGCAACGACTGCAACCTTGCAGTTGGATACGGAAAAACAGCAAACATACTTGAACGAGCTGCATCGTATCTCCGACTTCACAGTAGACCCAATAGTTAATATTACTTTTTCAGGAAAAGCAGAGGTATTTGATGTTGAAATAGACCGCACTGAAAATTTTATAGCCAATGGTTTTGTTTCCCACAATACTCGCTGGTCAAAGAGAGATTTGACTGGCAAAATTTGTCAGGCGATGATTGACCGAGATGGTGATGAATGGGAGATTATCAGCCTTCCAGCGATTAAGCGAAATGAAAAACCATTATGGCCAGAGTTCTGGAGTTATGATGAACTGTGTAAGCTTCGCATTGAATTACCTTTATCCAAATGGCAAGCCCAGTATCAGCAAGATCCAACAAGTGAAGAAGGTGCGATTGTTAAAAGAGAATGGTGGCAAGTGTGGGAAAAGGAGACACCACCTCCATGTCACTATATAATCCAGTCATGGGATACGGCATTTACGAAGAGTGAGCGAGCCGACTATTCAGCCTGTACAACTTGGGGAGTATTTTATTTAAATGAAAACGAACAAGATCCACATATTATTTTATTGGATGCACTTAAAGAACGTATGGAGTTCCCCACTCTTAAGGAGAGAGCCTACGAGATGTACAAGGATTGGCAACCTGACAGCTTTATTGTTGAAGCGAAAGCGTCTGGTGCTCCCCTTATATTTGAGCTTAGACGAATGGGAATACCTGTTCAAGAGTTTACACCGACTAGGGGAAAC